CTCCTGCGGGTAGTAAGTTGCGAGATCGCTTTTTAGCCAGGGCAAGGGCGATAGAGTCAACGAGGTCGGACTCGGTCTTTACCGAGCCTTCTACGTTGACGGTGATGTTGTAGACTTCGGTCTTTCCAGAGGATGCCCCGGAACCGAGCGTGAGTTTTCCCGAACGGATGCCCTCGGCGAAGGTTGCGGGGACTATCATCTCGCCCTTATGCACCACGCCGGGCATATCATGGGGGAGTTCTACAGCTCCAACATCCCACCAGCCAAATGAATTTCCAATTGCCCCGCCGATGGCCCCAACTGCGCCGCCGATTGCAGCGCCTACCGCAGTACCGATGCCCGGCACAATCGATCCAATACCAGCTCCAACGGCGGCACCGGCCAGGGCTCCTGTCGCAGCATCCTGCAACCCATTAGTCGATGGTGCAGATGGCGCAGACGATGCAGATGGCGCAGACCCAGCCTGAGTGTACACATTTATACCTTTCGAGAGTTGGTCGTAAATTTTTTGCAGCTGAGACAGCTGGTCCTTTTCAAGCTGATTCAGCGCGGACAGCGCTGTTTCTTTCTGAGCGTTCAATTCTCGGACTCTGCGATCATACTCCGCTTCTCCCAAGGCGCCAATTTCGAGCAGTTTTCGCAAGCTCTGGATATTTTTTTGGTACACATCATTTATTTCCTGACGGCGCTTTTCAAAGTCATCGCGGATTGCTTGCATCTGATCCGAGACCGCTTCCATCTTCTTTTTAATTTCAACTTCTTCGTTGGCGATTTCTGCTGTCGTTTTAAGCCTGTCGAGGTATCGCAAGTTTACTCCGGCCCAGCCGAGGGCATTGTTGATAGCTTGGATAACCCCATTTATAAGATCGATGATCGCATTGCCAACCGGCACGATTACTTTATCATTCAGCCAAACAAGTGCCTGGGTAAAAGCTTTGATAGGGATCTGTGCTACCTGCAAGACCGATGATAGGACCCGGACAACAGTTGCAACAACCGATATTGCTGGCGCAAGTATCTCGCTGAGCATCTGGCCAACTTCGAGTAACAGGTCAACAAGGGGCTGTAGAGCGTCGTTAATGAGGGGTTCAAGCAGGCTTCGAGCCCCTTCAAATATGGTTTTGAAGGGGTTTAGCACCTTCTGCACATTCTCTATGGAGAGGGCGAATTCGGCGGCCGCCTCGATCAGCATGACAATTGGGTTAACTGCTGCACCGCCAGCAAAGCCGCCCATTTTACCTACCTCGGTACTGGCGGCTTGCTCCTGGGCAACCGATGACGCATACTGCACCCAATCGCCTTGCTGGGCCGCCATCTGTTTCTGCTGTTCAAAGGCTTTTCTCATGGCGGTCACCCGGGCCTGGGCAGCCTTTTCTGCTTCGTCGGTCTCGGTCTGGCGAATTTTTTCTGCATACCAAGCGGCAAGGCGGGCCTTTTGCTCTTCGGCGCCTTCAAAGAGGGCAAGTTCCTTATCCATTAGGACTTTTAGGTCATCAACCTGGCTTTCGGTGAGCCGCGCCTCAAACTCCTGTGCTTTCAGGGCCGCATCCATAGCTGCCTGGGCAGTTTTCTTGGCCTCATCTTCCTTGGTTTTACTAATAAGGCTTTCATAATACGCGGCAATTTGCGCACGAGCGGCCTCAGTCCCTTGAAAACTTGCAAGGGTCTTGTCTCGCTCGAGCTCGAGATCATCAATGCGGGTTTCGGTAATTTTTGCAAGCTGTTCTCGTTCCGCAAGGGCGATGGATTCGGCTACTTTTTTACGTTCGGTATTATAATAGGCATTTATCTGGTCGATTACTGCCTTATTAGCCTCTCCGATATACGCGGCGGCCGCTTCTTCGAGCTTCTTCTTGCGCTCAAGCTCTATGGCAGCGTAGGGGTCTGATGAATTTTTTGACTGGTACTCTTCCCAGGCTTTTGCCCAATCAGTCTTAAATTTGCTTGCAATTTCATCTTTCTTTTGTTTGATGAGGGCTTCTACTACCGCCGCCTGTTTGTAGGTCTCCGCAAGCGCTTCTGCATAATATCTTGATCCTGCAGCCTTTGCTCGATAGTCTGCGAGCTGGCCCTGCAGAGACGCCATGACCGACTGCAACTCTGCAATGGTTTTGTCTTTCAGGCTGTCTTTATACGCATCCAACGCCGCCCTGGCGCGGTCTGCGGCGGCTGCGGTGGCGTCGTAGGATGATGCGGCGGCCGCGTTTGCCTCTGCACCGGAGGCGATAGCTTTCGCGGAGTCTCCCTGGGAAACCGCATAGGCAGTTACCGCTATAGCTGCCGCCGATGCGGCGGCTATACCCGCGATTAATAGGGGGTTCATTACTGCCATAGCAGCATTTACCGCCTGCAGGGCCGCAAAGTGGGTCCACTGCGCGGCAGCGGCTATACCTGCCTTAACAGCTAATGCCGCAAGGCCTGCGGCAAGTGCGGCTACCGCGGCCCCCATAACTACTTTTACTACAGGGCCCGCATTTGCAAGGGCCCCCGCAAGGGCAGTGACAGCGTTAGCGGCTATGGTAAAGGTTGGGGCAAGAGACTCCCCTACTGCCTCGGCAAGGTCGCCGACAGTCTCTTGCATCCGCTTAAAGGCCACGGCGGAGGTAGCGCTCATCTGCTGGGCAGACCCGGCATAGAGTTTGCCTACCACTTCTATTGCCTTTCCGGCCTTGAGCTCTTCCTCGGTCAAGTCTTTTAACTGCGGTATGGTTCTTCCTAAATGCCCTACCATACCAGACATTGTCGTGTTTAGTTCCTGCACACTAGTAGCCAGGTCATCGCCGGTAACGGCTGATAGGTCTGCTGCAACGGTCAGGATCTGTTTTATCTGGGCTTCGCTCTTGCCCTGCATGGCGAGCTCTGCGGCAAGCTGTTTTACATAGTCGTCGCTGGCGCCGGTGAGCGCTTGCAACTCTGAGGCAAATTTGGTAAGCCGCTCTGCTCCGCCGCTATCACCCCGCATAGCCATAGCCATTTCAAGGCGCATCGCTGACTGTTCGGCCTGAGCAAAGGCGGCTACCGCATCGGACGCAAAGCTTGCGACCTGGTGTGCCATGGCTGCCAGCGCCCCGGACTCAGCAAGCTTCCCGAGTTTTGCTTCCAGCGTATTTGCCCCTTCGCCAAGAGAATTGAGTTTTTTACCAGCCTCTTCATACTGTTGTTTGAGCTGTTGCAGTTCATCTGACTGCGGGTCAAGGCCCTGATCGATGAGCTGGCGCATGGCGGTTTGTAGCGCCTGCTGCTGCTCTTTTAGGCCTTGCGATTCATTGCCCATAAGGCGGGCAAACTTTGCGGAGGACTGCAATTCATTATTGAGATTGGCAACAATCGCCTTCGTTTGGTCGGAGGAGGGGCCCAGGCTTTTAACGTCCTGGGCGAGTTTTTTAACATCGGTTTGAGTAGTCTTGAGGTTGGCCAGCGCCTTTCCAACTTCTATTTGTATTTCTAGCCGTAGTTTTTCTTCGGTCATGGCTTTTTCTCAAGTGTTTCCTGCTCAATAAGGTTTTGCTCATAGGTAAAGGCCGCGAGGACATCGACAGCGACGCTTGGCCAGTCCATCCATCCGCCAGGATAGGGCGGATATTCCAAGAGTTTTACCATGGCGTACCAACTGTATGCCTGGTAAAACGTCTCATCAACATAGATGGGGATGTCCCGGTAGGTAATAAATACCGGCTCCCCGGTAGCCGGATCGGCCACCCCTGTAGGCAGGAGCATGTCGAGCCGGTCCGGCCGCACTTTTGCCTTATGCTTACCATCCTTAAAAAGACGGTAAGCAATCCTCAGTTTTTTTGGTCAATCTTCTTTTCCAGTTCAGCGCGGAAATGCTCCGCAAGCTCATCGATGAGCTCATCAAATATGATGGGCGCTTCCCAGAGGCTTTTTGCGTCCGTAATGTGTCGGGTCTCCCCATCGAGCTTGTATGAGAGCCCATCGATACGGATAAGCATGCCGTCGATGATTGCCTTCCTGTCCTGGGTGATTACCGTTTCCCCTCCCTCTACACGACCATCAGAGTCGTACCTGAAGCGGAGCTCTGGTTTAGGGAGGAGGCGGCTCTTTAGCGCCGGGGTAGGATTTCGATATACCACGCTACAGCGGTCCGCCGCAGGGGCGTCCCGGTTGCCGTTAAATTTGGGGACATAGGTCAGTTTTGCGCTAAACTCAAGTTCCATACTCACAATGCTCCTTTAGCTGCTTAGATAGTCCGTTCATAGTAGACAGGGTCAGATACAAAGCGGAACTTACTGGTAAACTCCTGCTTGTTTCCGCTTTCTGCGCCAAGGTTCACACCGTACAGTTCGATCTGGGCAAAGAGGAAGGCGAGCACTTCCCCGCTTTTGTTGGTGTTGCGGATAACACCACGGATGTAAATTGGCGCGGAGCTGATCTCGCTCACTGTTACAGTAGTACCACTTTTCTTAATAACCTTGACAAATTGGTTTAAGAGGCCTCCGGTTTCTCCGGTAACTCCCAGGGTAAAGATTCCCTTCACCTGGCCTTCAGCATCGGCTTTACCTTTCCGATAGGTGTTCACCGTATTGATGAGCCGGGTCGTTTCCACTTCTTTTGCGGAGAAGCTTGCTGACCAGCTCGTAGCATCAAGGAAGGGGGTTGCGGTGACGAGTTTTGCCTTGTCTCCTACAGCAGGGATTTCCGTACCGTCGGCAGGGAAGAGGTCCCCTACTTTAAGAGACCCAAAGATGGAGCCAGTGGAGGCTTTGGCGGTGATGAGCCATTCACCCTTGCCTTTGCCGGTTTCCCCTGCGAGGGTGTCCAAGGTTTTAGTTCCGTCACCAGATTGCTCGGTGCCAAATTCGACCTTTTCGATGGTCGCATCATCCCCAATGAGGGTTAACATTTCAGTAGCCATGATTACCTCCGTTTAGGTTTATCGTCCGGGGCGACATTCTTTGCCCCATCTTCGGTATATAAAGCTTCCGCCTGGACATTCTGGTCGCTATGACGCTCCAGTACAGTCCCCAGACTGCTTTTGTACTCAGTAGCCACCAAGTGGCCGTCCTCATAGTGATGTATCTGCACCACATCGGGAGCACTTTTAATTGCATCCTGACTTGTCATTACGAATTCCTCCTTACGGTATATACAGGGTTACCCGCCATTCATCCCGGAGCCACACAACCGCATCGTCTGCAGGGTCTTCATAGAGCGCATCATCCTGGCCGGTAGCCCATACAATCCGGCTGTCAGGGATTGCTTCAGCCGCCCGCATCAGACGGTTCATCTCGATGCTAGTATCGATGAGGAGGTCCGCCACATCCAGGTAGTGCTTGAGTGCCCTGTCGCTATCGACACGGGCTGATAGGAGGACGCTCACGGCTAAAGCCTTACGGGACAAACTCCGATCTGCCGGGCTTTTACTGAGGGGATAGGGCTTCCGGGGCAGGATGCGGATAACAAGGCCTGGCTCCCGGATCGCGAAGGGGGAGCGCAATACTTTTACGCCAAGCCGCGATACACTGGACCGGAGTTGGGATTCAAAAAGGTCTAAAGCTTCTGTAGTAGTCATCACCGCCTCCGAAATTGGACATCGTGTCCACTTTTCATGACCTCAGCAATTTCTCTTGCAGGTACGTCTCTAGGTACGTTACCGACTCTGGAGGGAGCCGCATAAAAGGCCGCGCCGGGATAGTAACGGCAGTTCTCAGGATAAAAAGCGGTAGCGGGTTTTTACTCCCCTTCTCTTGGCCCATGATTACGTTTCCCTGCCTCCAGATTGACCAGCCTGAACCTTTAAGCTGGTCGAGCATTATGCGAGGGCTCAGATCGGCCCCACGCATAAGACTGCGTACCCAGGGCCCGGCGGGGATTGCCAGGGCCTTACTCCGCACCGGCCGGATCGTCCCGCCGTTATGCAGGAGCTCCGCCGCCGGGTGATTTGTGCCAACCACAACTTTGCCCGTTTCGGCGCGATAGGTAATTGAGGACAGGAGCTGTCCCCGATCACGCAATGGTTTATTGCCCTGCTTAACAGACGCCGTAAGTGGCGTATTCTGAGCCCAGGGGCCATTTTCGATATTTTTCTGCACCAGAGAGACCGCCCTATTTCCAATTGCATCCAGGATGCTAGGGTCTTTTAATCGATCGGCGAGTACATCCAGTATCATGGCCAATTCCTCCTGGCAGGCACAGTAAGGGCCCCAAGTGCCGGGCTTTCAGTGGTAGGTTTTTCTGCTTCCGGATATTCACCATAGGCCGCAATAATAAGATCCTTTGCTTTAAGCCGGTACTCACGGCCCGCCTCTTCATTCCCCAGTGCCAGATGGAGCTCGTAGATGGTAAAGAGGGTGGTAACCTCGCGGCTCACCGGATCATCAATGTTAAGCGCAAGCCCAAGCCGGCTATAAATGGCGGACACATGCAAAACCGCTCGCTCGCTGGCACGGACCACCGTATCGGGCGATCCTTCAGAGAGCTGGTCATACAGGCGCGGTGATAGTCGCGCCTGCACCTCTTCCGCGGTGATGGGGCTTCCGGTTATGACCGGGCTTTGTGCATAGGCTTTTGTGCCCGCAGTACCCCTGCTTTGCAGTAAGTCATCAAAGTCAGTCAACTCCATCACCGGCCTCGCTCATCCTTAGATCAACACCTCAGCCTTCACAATGCCCTTTACATTGGGCACCGGTAAGGGCTTGGATTCTGCGATAATCTTTACGCCCGAGGGGTCCTGAGTGGTTACAGGCTGGGCGTAGAAGGGCAAGGCCACAAGGCCCGCGTCCATCTGGTCCAGGGCTGCGTAGAGGAGCTTAAAGCCGCTCGACCGGTCTACCGCCAGAATAGTTTTTGCAGGGATGGCGCTCACCGCAGTGCCGGTGGTGAGGTCAATGTAATTCGCAGCCAGAAGCTGGATCTTTGCCACACCGCCAATACTGATGAAATCGGCTCCAACCTGGGCGATGGAGCTATTGGGCAGGGCGCCGATTTTGTCAACCAGGGCCGCATAGACATCAAAGCCACAAAGGAACCGCACATCCATGGCAGGGGCAGTTTTCCTCAGGGTGTCGATAATCTGGCCCAGGCTTTTTACAATATCCGCCACCTTGGTGGCTGCGTCGTCCCATTTTTTGGTAACGGTCACTGATGCGGGGGTGCCAAAATCGACCTCATAGGTGAGGTACGCGCCAGCATCGGCCCGGAGCGGGTAGGCGATTTTGCCAGTCAAACTCTGGGCAGAGAGAGCCTCCGCAGTAGCACGGCAGGCCCGGCGGAGATCATCGATCTGATTATCGATGTATGCCTGCTGACCCTGAGGATCGAGTAGCTTCAGATTGTTAAGGTCTGCGGCACTCAGATAAACACTGGGGTTTACTGGCTGGACTTCGATCATCGAAATCTTACCGCCGGCAGGATTCAGGGGATAGCTCTGGCTTCCCCGACGAACCACGGGGATATTCCCCGCAGGGAGGTTCAGATCCCGGTACCCTACCACAGGGAAGGGGTGGTTCCGCCGGTCGGTGTACAGAAGGTCCATGACCGGAGTCTTGAGCTCAGGCAGCCGCTGAAGGGTGTCAACAATCGACTCACGGGTAAAGAATTTTTTAAGGTCCATTATAGTCTCCTTTGTTTACGGTACTAGGGAAGGAATTTCACTGGCGGGGGGGGCGTTCACATTGAGGGCGCCGTCAATGGCAAATATGCCCAGTGCTTCCAGGGCATCCAGGTCGCTCGATGCAGGGGCGCCAATTCCAACTTTGAGCTTGCCGAGGACAACCGTACCATGGCGCAAAACCAGGGCCGCATCATCGGTGCTGGTGTCGCAATCCTGAACAAGGACGCCGACCGCTGCGTTAAGTGGCGCATCCCCTAAAGGCTCATACGCTACAAGATCGCCGATGCTATCTTTGGCAACCACAAGCCCTGCAGCGAGGGTTCCGTTGTCCGTCTTTGCTTTCATGGTTTTTATGACCGGGGGGTGGATGGCGCTAATAACAGAGCTTGCGCCATAATCAATAGTTCCTAATACTGCATTCATGTTCTCCTCCTACACTCCTACACATGAAGGGTTTTCATGTTGATGGGTTTAATCGGCTCTGGGTCCGAAAGCTGGAGCCGGCCTTCTGCTACCGGCTGAGGCAGGCTTGCAAGCAGATCCGCCAAGAGGTCAATGGCTGAAACCATTCGCTTAAGTCCGGTATCGTCGGAAAGCTCCAAAGACTCCCGCACATCCAGGCTGTCTGCCAGAGCCAGCAGGATAGGTTCCTTTGCCTTAGGGATACGCCCCTGAGCCGCCTTAAGGACTGCATCCTTTTTGAGGGCCCGCAGTTGTGCTTCCAGGGCGACTGCATCAGCCTGCACTGGGTCTTGAGCACTGCCGTCAGCAAGGGCGAGCCCCTCATCCGCCGTAGGGGATTGTACGGACGTGAAATCTGCTTGTGGTATGGGGGCTGTCTTGGGATCAGGGAGCGACACGGCACCATCAAAATCGCTGGCGGCTATGTCAGGCATGAGCTCCTTATTGATAGCGGATACCAGGTCTTTTATAGCCGGAGGTTCTTCGCCCAGATATGCCAGATGATGCAGGTACATCTTGCCGTCTACAGCCCGTCGCTTTGCGCCGATAGAAACATCTGGGTAGTACCCTTCATCGACCGCTTTAGCAAGCTCGTACTGCTCTTCGATGGTGCCTGATAAGACTTTCGCGACAGGGTCCCAGGTAACCGATATGACATTCCCCAGCCTTGGCCGGGCGGGGTCTGGCCAGTGTCCAAAGGTGACTGGCGCCTTACCTATCTCCGGGAAGGTCTCGGCAATCTCCTGCAGGTCCTTTTCAGTCACAATTTGCGGGTTGTCTGCCGAGCCAAAGATGCCTGGCCTAGCCAGTTCTCGCACTCGTGTTTTCATACTTTGCAGGATACGGTCATAGCGGCGGTGATGCTTGAATGTAGCATAAGGGGAGGGCGAAAAAACTGAAGCCCCTGCCGGAATTGCACCGGCGAGCAACTGCCCGCTTTTGAGAGCTCACACAGGGCTTGCGGAGGCTTCTGTTTGAGCATGCCAAATTATCGTCCGGTTTGCTTAAACAGAGCACAACGCAAAAACGGCAAAATTTAGGGGGTTTTTATGCGGGAGGTGAAATTATACCACCTAGGCCTATCCGATTGATTTTAGCTGTTAGAATTTCGTTCGAATGGGGGTATTTTTAAGGGGTCTGGGAGGTTAATACTGTGATTTTGCAGGTAGTGTTGACAAATGAGGAAATATGGACGATATTTTAGATGGGTGTGATATCCTGCCATATCATATCAAGGTTCACTTGGGAAAGTGCCTGTAAGAGTTTTCGGCAGGGAAGTATATCTTATAGGACCCAGCGAACCCCTTCATTTACTGGCGCGCTATTATTTCACTGAAATCAGGCAGAATATACCACACCTTTTTAATGTTTACTCTTCGCTTTAAAGACTTTTTGATTTCATCGAATATCCAATTTCGATCTTTTTTCTCTTTAATAGCCAGTATAATGTTTTCCGATTGCTTATTTCGTAAAGCATTATCAATGCTTGTTGATGTCCCAATTATATTTTTAAGTTCCCATATTTCACCATCAACTATAAAATCTGGGCTTGTTAAATGATTACTGCGAGGTAGTAATTTTACTTCTCGTCCTTCTTTTGCTAGACGTTTTGCGATATCTTCCTCGGGTAGTTTTTTGCCTTTATGACTTTCATGTTTATACACTTTCCCTCCAGATGGATACTCTTGGATAAGGTTAAAACCATCGAGCGAATCGGGGGCAAAGAGTCTAGCACTTCTAAAACCAGCATTCTCAGCAAAGAACTTTAGGTCATTCATGATGCCATAGTGTAAAGCCCGATGCTGCATGGCATCAGTAATATCGTAAAACGTACCCTTTTTAATTGGGTTCTCCCCAAACCCACTTTGCGGATGGAACTCCTTGCGCAGGCGCTTCATGGGGACGTTCTGCACCGGTACATGGCCCACTTCGTAGTCATAAATTCCCCGTACGGTGGTGCGGCAGTTAAAGTGAAAGGGGGGCCAGTGGTCTTCCCAGAAGGGGTGATTGTAGGGGAGGACAAGCCCTGCAAGGGGGCGGCAGATGGCGCTGGTCCGCTCATCCTCCAGCACCATGAGCGCCAGGGCTGACGGCGGGTCCCGGTCAAATTGCATCCTGCGGCCCGCATTGTAGGCGGTCTGCACATTGGTGCGGTATACCGTCTCCCAATAGCCGGGTTTAACAGTGGAGCCATCGGATTCGGCTATAGCCTTTACATCGCCCCAGAGCTGGTCAAAGCCTTCGCCTGTTTCGAGGGCGCTTACCAGACGGCCCCGGACGGCTTCTATGTAGTCGCACTGGGTGAGCTTTGCCATAGTGAAGGCGCGGAACGCCAGCTTTGGCTCCAAAGCCGCCCATTCTGCTTTGGTGAGACTCACTCGCGCTTTCAAAAACTTAATCGCCTCATCGAAGGGGAGCGGGGTGTAGTCGCTGTCTGCAAGGGTGGTGTCGGGGCTTGCGTGGTCCATGCCAAGGAGCAGCGACCCTGCAAGAAGCTTTTCTGTGTTGGTTAAGAGATCAGATGATACGTCTGGGAAAGCAGCTGTGCGTACAGTTTCCAAAGTTGGCGGCGCCCCATCAGGCGACAGGGAACGGATCCACGCCGCCATGGCTTTCCCTATAGAGATCAGGGTCCCGTCCTGAAACCTGCCGACAAGCCGGTCAAGCTCAGAAAGTTTTTTGTGTTCATCATCTTCCAAAGCTAGAAGAGCGGCCTCCGGGCTTTTTTTTTACTCTCATCGGCCATAGCAAGGGCAAGCGGGTCCATGCCAGTCTGGGACGACCGTATAAAAGCGTCATCGTCTCCTGTAGGCTCTGGTACACCGTACCTTGTATAGAGGGATTGTTTCGATATGGGTATTCCACGATCTATGGCCTGCATGAGCTCATCCCAGGTGGTATGTTCTTCAAGGTCAAACCGGATTTGCGGTTCCGCCTCATCAGGGCCATAGTTAAGCTCTACCACATAGGACACCAGGCGCTGGAGTACCTCGGTCATGTCCCGGCATACACCTTTTGCAAGCAAGGTGAGTACATCTTTATGCACCGATGCCTGAGCGCGGCTTCCAAACTCCGCCTCCTGGGTCGCAAGGCTCTGCCCGGTGATACCGTAGCTTATTTGCTGATCGCACCACTCCATAAGAGAGCGGAACTCACTTACTTTCTCGGGACTCGTGAGGAGCTTCACATCCTTAATGTTTGCCAGGGCGGCACCTGACCCGCTTTGTACCGTCGCCAGCATCTCTGACAAATCGAGAGCTCTGGCTTTTATCTTGTCCTCCGGCTCGGTTGTATCAAAGAGGGCAAGGATGCTTGGTACGGAAAACTTCTCGGCCGCCATAATCCAGAACTGGCTCCCGGCTTTCTTAAACTTCCATGCCCAGTAACAGGATTTTAAGGCGCTCGTCCCATAGGGATTCTCTGCATCCTTATCATGGCGGAATACAAGCCACTTATACGATTGGTTATAAAGATCAAGCAATTCTGCATTGTTCGGGTCTTTATATTTAAGCCTGCCTTCTGCATCAAAAGCAAAGCGTTCAGGCTTCCGAAGCACCACATCGGCGACTTTCCACCAGCCATCAGTGTTTTCCCAGACAACTTCCACGACACTATAGCCATAATCGATGGCCGATAAAAGCCGCTTCTCAAGCCCATAGAGCAGGCTTTGAGGAATATACTCCGATACCGTTTTATACACCTGCGGCTTCGAGTCGCCCTGCTCAATACGGGGCGTGAACTCCAGGATGGTGCTCTTTACCAGGGCGATGAGGCTTTTAATCCGGGGGTCTGTTCGCATTTCCCGATATACCGAAATTCGCTCTCCAGTATCCCGGAGTACTTCATCAGGATTGGGCATATACCCCATAAAGGACGACAACGCAGTATCAAGGGTAATAACCCGCGCAGAGAGCGTCCTGGCATCAATTTTTTGAGTTTCCTTTTTCATCGTTTATACCCTCGTAGTGTTTGCTGAGCTATGGTCGGCGCCATGCGCCGGATGGGGACTACCTGGGGCGTATCTGCCGCTCGGGTGATGATATGCACCGCATAGGCCAGGGCATCGGGGAGGTCATCGAAGCGGCCTTTCGGGAAACTCGTTAACTCTTCGATAAGCTCCCGGTTTCCCCGGTCCCGCAGGCGAATGAGTCCGTTTTCTATAAGGGGCGATATTGAGCGCACCCGCAGGACCTTGCTTTCAGTTCCAGCCTTCACGGTCTTTATAGGTAGATACACATTCTCCGCCGCCGCCATGCGCATGACATAGCGGGCGTAGATGTTGGTAAAGGATACCTCTTCCCAGGCAATAAGAGCGTACTTAAACCGCTTATGCTTCGTAATGAGCTGGGTTACGGTCTCGTCCTCCGAGCAGGTCGCGGCCCA